GGCCTCCATGTCAATGGTGGAGGGATCCATTGGGTTTGTTTCGTTAGGGGTCGAGGGTGCGGCAGATGCCGCGGCAGCACGCGGAGGACCGGCGCTGCTGTTATGGCCGGCCTTGCGGCCTTGGCCAACGGTGTGGTCTGCAGGGATGCTGACAGCTGATACTTCCATAGGTGTGAATTTAGTCACTACCGCAAAGCCTTCACGGCTGGAGGTGTCCAAAGGCTCGTCGATTGAATACATAAACGACACGTTTCTGATGGTCCCACTCTCCCAGTCTTTCCGGCGTTTATATTCTTCGCTGCCTTCGGTTCTGGTGTTAGGGCTCCATCGCGTGCGAACACGTCCGCGGCGATCGTCGCCCATCCATGCACGCTCTACCACTCCTAAAACAACTTCAGGGTTGTGGTTCCATAGCCACGGCGCAGCGCCACTGTTCAGGCGCTGCATGTTCATTGCTTCAGAGTCGTGGCTGAGCACTTCTAGGCCAAAGTAACGCTCAACCGGCTGCTCTGAGCTGAAGGTGAACTCAACAACATCAGGATCATCAGCGGCACGTGCAACCTCTGCGACTATTGCCGAGCGGTATAGAGGCTGTTGGTTTAATTCGCGCAGTCCCACTTCCTGCTCCTTTGATCTTGCTTTCATGCTATCGGCAACTTTACCTGAAATTATTGACTCAGAATCGTCTTCGTAATTTGCTGCTATTCGTTCTTGTGCGGCCTTAATTGATGATGATTTGGCGTTGCTCCATCGTTGACCAGGATCACCGCCCCATGCCGCCCATGCCACTCGGCCAGCTGAAGGGTATCCATCTTCTCCGGGGGTAAAGCCTTCGCCTTGCTTGTCCACCTCATGCCGGGCAAACCATGCCGCCATCGTGATAACGGTATCCGGGCTTAGTTCATTGCCAGAAAGGATCTGACTGGCTCGACGTGCTGCCACCTCTGTGCCGCCTTGCTCTCCCTCAGACTTCCAATCGCGATAACGCTGAGCCTCTTCCCTCATGCCCTCAGTCGGCATCAGGTTGATGTCGGTACCGTTCACGTTGGCCATCAGGCTGCTGTCTCCTCTTGATTAGGTGGCTGCTCCGGCGTCGCGTTGGTTGCGCCGGCCAACTGATCGTCTGCAGGGTTAGTGTCGAACTGCAGGCCAAGCTGCTCGGCCCGATCAACTTCTGCAGCACGTGCAGTTAGCAGGTCTTCAATATCGCCGCCACCTTCTGCCACCACTTCGGCTTGAGTCTTGAAGCCGGCTCTGACGGCCTTGCTATAGGCCTCAACCTCTTTGTTCGGGTCAACCCAGGCCCAGCCCCGTGGGTACCAACGCACTGCCTCATAACGCTCTGGCATGGCCTCATAGCCGGGCAGGTTTAGCTGTCCGACTCCAACAGCTGCAGTAAGCCAACGATCAAAGACAGGTTGCAGCAAGTGCTCGATAACGTAATCCTGCAGCATCCGCCAATGCTCGCGATCCTCCAGCAGGCTCAGCCTGCTGCTGCTGTAGTTGCTCTGACTGAAATCGCGGCTGATGGTTTCAAAACTGCAGCCGATAGCTGCAGCCACGCCGCGGAGCATGGCACGCAGAAATGGCTCGAATTGACCGTCTGGAGCATCCAACTGTGGAATGCTGACGGTTTCGCCAGGGGCCAAGTATTTGAAGACACCTGGTTCGAACCGTGTGACCTGATCACCGTCCTCTACATCGTCGCCATGCAGTTCGCCTTCAGGCGACTGAATGAAACCCATCAGCGAGCTATTGGCACGGGCCCGCACCACCTCTGCTTCTTCATAACCAGAGAGATGATGCAGGCGTTTTACGGCACTAGCGGCCCAGGGCACGCCACGAGTTTGGCCAGGGCGATCGGTGATGAACAGATGAATGATCTGATCGGCTGGCACCTCGGTGACGCTGTAGCCAATCCCATTTGTCAGATCGCCGGGGTGCCGATCGCGAAAGGCGTAACTGATCGGCCGCCCCCAGCGGTTAACGCGAACACCCATGCGCCACTCGTTGCCGTTGGCATCAGGGCCACTGGTCTTCCCTTCATCGCAGAAATCAGACTCAATGATCTCTAGAGCAAGCGGCACACGGCTGCGACCGAATGGCTCATCAATTACGCGAATAAATACCTCGCCGGATTCAGCCATCGACTCAACCGCTAAGCGCAAAATCTCAGGAAGGCTGAGTTTTCCAGCTACATGGCATCGATCGCAATGGCCCCAGTTTGTCCAAGCTGTTTCGATTCGTCGGTTGATCGTTTCGTTTAGCCTGCCACCTCGCTGCATCATCACGCGAGACTGCATCCTGATGCCGCGGCCAATCACATTGGCGCCGATCGCACGTATCGCCTGCCTGACATAGGGCGAATCACGACGAAGCTGGCGTGAACGATCGCGCAGCTTGATAATGCTGCCGTCAATCTCGGTATCGGCGCTGGTGCTGCTCGTGACCCACCCATGAGTAAGGCGGTTGACTATGGCGCCTTCATACGCGCGACGCTGTCGTGGCTTCACGGCCTTCTGTTCTGGCGTAGATGCTGCCTTCTGGGGTGCCATCAGCCAAACCTCACAAACATGTTTTTAGGATCACCAAGGCCCTGAGCAGCTCTTTCAGCAGCACGCTCACGCGCAACGATCGCTTTCAGTTGCGACTCACGTTCCATTAGTTGACCGAGATCAAGCTGCGTAAATGAACGGCTGCCGATGCTGTATTGCTTGGACCGACCGCTAATGATTGTGCGAATAGCGGTTTGTACCGCCTCAAGATCTTGTTCTGCCTGGCTGCGACCATCGAATGCAGCTGGTGTGCCGCTATAGGCCAGCGACTCGAGCACCGTAGTGGTGCCGCTGCCAGTGATCACCACGTCATCGCCTGACGTGATCTTTCTTTGCCAGTACCAAGTGCCGGCATCCCATGCGCTAGTGACAGCAGCAGAAAGGGCTACATCCCAACCGCCATCAGAGCGTGCAGTGCCGGCAACAGTGGCGCCTTCACCTGCAGTATTGGTGCGAAAACTGATTGTCAACGTCCATGCTGCTGATGTAGCAGCATCACCTGCTGGATCAGTCGCAGCTGGCTCTATCCACTGCAGGGTGCTGCCGGCAGTAATTTCAGCGGGAACAGTCACGGCAAAACCTCCTCGGTCTTAGGTTAGCTTCACCAGCCTTCAACAAATCCAGGCCCTGATTGTTTTGCTCTACGGCGCCTTGATGTTGACTTATCTGATGGTTTTTTTGACTGTTGCTGTGCAGCGGCCTCGAGCTGGTCCCACATGGTGGCCCGGTTATATCGACGCTTGACCAGCTCAAGGCTTGCCAGTGAGTAAACGCACAAGTCAAGCGGCTCATTTCGTGCTCCGCTGGGCTTCTCCCACGTCAGGACCTGAAAGCCCTTAACGGTTTTGGGGACCAGTCTTTCGCACGTAAGACCTTGCAGGTACTCCTCTGTTACGTCATTGCCAAAGTGAATCGAGCCAGGGCCAGTGCCGTCTTTCTTCAGGCGAGCATAGATGGTGCGCTTCAGTGTGTCGCCTCCGACTTGGTACAGCGTCAACCCGCCTTTGATGACACGTCCTCGCCAGTTCACGTCAACCTTGCTCCCTTTGCCTAGAGCTGGCGCTGACCTGTTGCTGCTGCCCTTGATGCCGATCACTCCTTCAGCTGTACGTGAACGGCAGAACTCATAAGCCTCTTGCGTGAAGTGGCCGCCAGTGTCTACAGCGCAATGGCGCACAGTAAGGGTGCCGCCATCTTGCCGGGGAAACTGCGTCTTGCGGATGCTGTCGATCTGATCCCAGACTTCGTCGTAGGCAGGGCTGCCCTCGATCTTCTGATGCCAGATACGCCACATCTCTTCGCCGCGGCCAAAGCCCCAGACGGTCGTTTCAAGCCAGGTATCTTGCACATCAACTGCCATCAGCAGGAGCACAACACCTTTAGGGCAAGTGCCGCTGCTGTAGCCATCAGCTTGCGCACGGGCAACCAAGCCATCGGCATTGATCGCAGCAACAGCTTCATCCTCCCAGGCCTCAGCAGCACGCTTGTTCACCCAGCCCTTCAGGAGCAGCGGATCAGTTTTGGCTCGCAGGAACTCATCGCGAATTTGCCCCCAGCTAGTCCAACCGGCCGGAGCGCACCAGGCCGGCAGGTGGAAACCAGCCGTGATGCCATCGCCTTTTGCTGTCGGCTGCCAATGTGCTTCTGTGAGCATCGCAGTTTTGTGATGCTCGCTGATGCGCTCACCGCAAGCAGGGCACTGAGCAAACACCTCCCCATCAGGTGTATCCCACTTCATGTGCTCACGCCAGCGCAGCACTTCATGCGCACCACAGCAGGGCATCTTCAGTGCTAGCTGCCGGCGATCTGATCGGTTCTCAAACTCATGAGTGATGCGACACATGCCGCGGGTGCCGGGCGTGCTGGTGATCAGCACTTTGCCCATCGGAAAGGTTGATGTGCGCGCCTCAGCGTTCTCGAGCGGATCACCTTTGTCGTCGGCCTCAAAGGGGTAGCTAGACACCTCATCAGCCAGCAGGTAGGCCGCCGGCATGGACTGCAAGCCGCTGCCGCTGTTGGCGCCGGTGAGGGCAAACAGGCCACCGCGAAACTCCTTTAGGAACATGGTGTTGCCGCTATCGCGGGCCCTGGCTGGCGGCACCAACTCCGACAGCACTGGCGTCTCGCGCAGCAGGGGCTCCAGGCGCTGCCGGTTCAGGCGCTTGGCCATGTCGAGTGTTGGCTGAACCAGCAAGGTAGGCGCCGGCCATAGATGGATAATCGCGCCAAGCCAGTTGATCAACGCTTCAGTTTTGCCTAGCTGCGATCCAAACATCAGCACCACACGCCGGTAGGGGCTGCTGGGGCTGAGGCATTCCATCGGCTCGCGTAGGTATGGAGTGCGATCAGTGCGCCATGGGCCAGGTTCCGCTGAGCCCTTGCTGCTGAGCACGCGATAACGATCGGCCCATTCTGCGACAGTCATCGGATCTGGGGGCACCCAGCCATTGCGGTAGGCCGGCGCATAGAGCTTCAAACCATCAGGCATCGGACAGATCTGCGATTGTGCGGCAAATGACCCTGATCTCCTCAGTCAAGATCACATGACATTGCCTGATGTCACTGGTGCCGGCTACTTGAGCCGCTAAGCGATCAGGCAGGGTCATTAGGGCATCACGAGCGCGACGTGCTTCAGCGAATGCAGCGGCTTTCACTTCAGCAGCGGAAACAAGCTCTTCTTTGAGCTTCATCACCTCTAGGCGCTCCTTTTCAGCCTGATAGACGACCTTGGCTCGCTGAGCCTCGGCCATAGTCGGACCGACTTTCATCAATTTCTGCGTAGCCACCTCACGTGGCGTGTCCTGCGTGATCTTGCTTTGAGTGTTGGAGACCCATTGCAAATCGGCCAGGGTTGGGTCGATCACCCAGCGGTTGCTGATCTTACGAACAGCAGGGTCAGTAAGCCGGCCGGTCTGGATGGCTTGGAGCACAGCGACGTGACTTGTACCGCGCAGGCCCTTTGCTTTGCGGTGCGCGGCGTAGGCCTGCAGGTTCATTCGATGCCGTCGATGGAATCCTGAAGAAGTCTCATGAAGAGAGCGCCTCGATCAGTTTCATGCCGACATAGTCGCCGCGCTTGCGGGCTGCACTGACAAGCGCCTTGGCTTCTTCGTAATCCTCAGGACGGAACTCGACCTGTATGGCCTTCATCACGCCATCAGCCAGATCCTCGGTAGGGTCATCCAGCTCTTCAAGAGCTGAGTAGTCAGGATCCTCTGCGAAGGTTGGCAGCTCATCCCCCCAGCCCAGCAGCGTCAGGTCAAACTCAAGCTCTCCAAGGTCGGCCAGCTCGGCCTTTAGCAGCTCATCATCCCAACCTGAGATCAACGCCAGTTGGTTGTCTGCGATCACATAGGCACGCTTTTGCTCCGGCGTCAGGTGGTCAAGCACCAATACGGGCACCTTGGGCAGGCCTAAATCCTTCGCAGCTAGCAGCCGGCCATGACCAGCGATGATCCCATCCTTTCCGTCCACCAGTATCGGGTTGGTGAAGCCAAACTCAACAATGCTGGCCGCAATCTGCGCTACTTGCTCCGGGCTATGAGTCCTTGCATTGCGTTCATAAGGCTTAAGCCGCTCTACCGACCAGTGCTCGAACTTATTTGGGATTTCCGGGCCTTTATTCACGCCTTAAGCGCATGTAAGTGCAGCCTACGCGCTATGTAAGGAACGTGCAACAGCCATGCACTTGTACCGATAAGCGATTGCGCTGCAGTTGATTTGGGGCTTGTAACCTACTTACAAATCTGCGGCTAGAAAAAGATCGGGCGAACGAACGACC